GGACCCCGCCGGTCGTGTACCCGGCGACGCCGGTCAGATCGCGGAACGGGTTCACGGACTGTCCGTCGCGGAGGTTCGCGGGAATGGTGATCGCCGCGGACAACGTCGGAGCGCCCCAGGCATTCGTCGCGTTGCCCTGGATCAACGCGGACCCGCCCGCGAGGTTATGGGGTCCGAACGTGACCCAGTCGATCCGTTGCGCCGACCCGAAGTCCCAGACAAAATCCCCGCTGGAGCTGGTCAACTTCGCCGGACGCGCGAGGTTCAGGTCCGCCAGATAGACGGCGGGATAGTCGGGATCTTCGGGCGTCGCGACGAGCGTCACGTACGCCCCCGCGGCGTTCTCCGACGGGAGTCCATACAGGATCGACGAAAAGAAACTCACGACGCGACCCCTAACGCTTGACGAGTACTGGTCCGTGTGCCGCGACTGTTCTTTCGGTACAACTCGACGAGCATCGGCGCGACGTCGCGTTCGACGACTTCTCGTAATCCCTTTTGATCGATCGCGTGGATTTCGATGTTGAACGAAAACGACTGGACGTTATTCGTCTGTTCCGCCTGTTGCGGCGGCGCGGGTCCCATCGGACGCCCGGATTCGAGACCGGCCAGCCAGCGATCGATCCGTTGCGTTTGCGGAACGGACAACACGCGTTCGCCTTCGGTCCCGTAGTACGGGACGCGGTCGGTCCCGCGTTCCGGCGCGAACGGTAACAGTTTCCCCATTTGCGCCCGGATGATTCCCCCGAGCGCGTGTCCCGGCGCGTTCGGCGGTCCGTTCGGTCCGTGTCCAGGCGGAGCGCCCGACCCCGAGGTCGAGGACGACGCGCCGCCGCCGCCGTGTTGCTGGTCTGGCGGCGTCCCGTCGGACGTGTAACTGGTGTGGACGTTGATATGATCCGGGATCTTTTCGATCCCGCCGTACACGTCCCCGAGCTTGTCGATCAACTCGTCGAGTTTCCCGATCAGATCGTCGACCGCCTTCGCGAGCGGTTTTTCGAATTGCAACTGGGAGATGTCGGTCAGCTTGTCGCCGTTCGCGTCGACGAGTTTCCCCGCTTTGAGCAACTGTTCGATCCAGGGCTTCATCGTGTCCGGGAGCGCCGTCCCCGACTTGATCGCGTCCTGGACGAGTTGCGAGATTTCGTCCGACATCCCGTCGAGGACGCCGTTCACGTCCGCGCCGCTGTTCGTCAGCAACAGAAAGTCGTCGATGATCTGTTGCGCGGCGTCGTGGATTTTTGCGGCCTGGAATTTCGGTCCGAGCGCGTCGAGCGAGATCCCGTACTTCTTCGCGACCTCTTCCATTTTTTTGAAATCGACGGTCGCTTCGTCTCCCATCCCCATCAACGCGCGGGCGTTCGCGTCGGTGATCTTCCCCATCCGGATCAACTGTTCGACGATCGCTTCGAATTGCGGCGGGAGCTTTTGTCCGGATGCGAGCGCGTCCGCGAGGAACTCATTAATCTTGCCGGACATCGACCCGATGATCTGGTCGAGCGGGACGCCCGCGCCCGCGAGGTCGGCCCAGTCCTGGTTCAACTGGTTGACGTTGTCGAGGATATGGGACGCCTGGAAGTCGGCCCCGAGGTCGCGCCAGCTTAGGCCGTACTCGTCGAGCAATTCGTTGAGATGTTCCTGTTTGGCGGTCATCTCATCGAACGCCGCCTGGAGCATCGCCGCGCCTTCCGGTCCGCCGCGGGCGAGTGCCGCTTCTAGATTGACGTTGAATTCCTTCGCGATCGCGGTCGCGAGTTTCATCGACCCGAACGACTTCGTGATCGCGCCGCCGAGTTGCGCGATCTGAACCCGCGCCGACGCCGCCGCTTTTTCCGCGGCCTGTTCCGCCCGATAGAATCCGACGAGCGCCCCGATCCCCGCGCCGACGCCCATCCCGATCGGTCCGAATGCCGCGCCCGCCTCCGCGCCCGCGAGCGCCCCGCCCGCGACGCGGTGTCCCTTCGATCCCTCCGCGGTCGCTTGCGCGATCGCACTCGCGCCAGCAATCGCCGCCGCCGCGGTTTGCGTGATCGCGTTCCCGAGTTGTTCCCAGTCGACGACCGTTTGCGTGATCGCCCCGTGCGTTTCCTTCGTGAACGACGCGCCGATCTGGCCGATCCCGTCTTTAAACTGGAAACTCGCTTTTCGCGCCGTCGACATGGCCGCGACTAACGTTGCGATGTCCTTCACGATCGCCGCGAACGATCCGCCGGACACTTGCGCGAGCGTCCCGAAGGACGACGCCAAGTCGTCGAGATTTTGCGACCAGTCCACCGTCGCTTTCGACGCGAGTTTCGACGCGACCTCGACGCTTTTCACGTTCGCGGGGATCGCCTTCATTTGGACGCCGAGATCGATCAACAACCCGCGTTGATCTTTCAGTCCATGGGAGACGAGCGTCCCGGAGAGGTTCAACCCATTGAGCGCGTTCGCGACGCGGTTCGCGCCGTCGGCGACTTGCGGCGCGAGCGCGATCGACGACTCCCAGAGGGTATTAATCGCGCGATGCGATTCGATGACGGGTGTATACGTCTCGCGGAGATGCTCCAGGTCGGCCGGGAGGTCCCGGAGATTCGGTCGGAGCTTGTTGTACAGGTCGAGGACCTGTTTCACGACTTGTCCGTCGTGTTGCTGGTCGACCGACAGACTCCGCCATGCGAGCGCCAGTTTCCGGAGTTCGCCTTCCGCGGCCTGTCCGGTGATTTGCTTCCGGAGCGTCTCGACCTGTTCCTCGAATTGTCGCGTCCGATCTTTCGCTTTGTCGCTCGCGTCGCCTAACGCTTTCAGTCCGCGCGTAACTTGATCGACGGCCTTCGCCGCGGCCCCGAGTTGCGCGATCGACTTTTCCGGCGGCGCGACGTCCGGCGGTTTTTCGGTCGGGAGTTTTTGTCCGAAAAATCCGATCCCGTTTTTCTTGGCGTCCGCGAGTTGCTGTCGAAACTTCTCGACCGCGCCCGTCGTGCCGAACGACACGATGTTTTGAAACTGTTTGTATTCGTCGCGAACCATCTTGAACGCGTCGACCAGGAGTCCGACTTCGCTTGTGACCTCCGCGATCAATTCCGGGGCGTCTTTGAAAAACTGTTTGACCTCTTCGTCGTTCGCGATTGCGCCGCCGACCGCCTCTTTCAGATTGTCCCAGTCGTTCGCGAGTTTTTGCGTCATCCCCGCGTACGTTTCGAGTTGCGCCGTCGCCTGTCCGCCGAACCGGTCTTCCAGGACCGACACGACCGCGTCGAGTCCGCCGACCTTGATCGCCGTCTCGTCCAGCTTGATCCCGTATCGCCCGAGCGCCCCGACGTTCCCTTCGACCGCCTTCGCGACCAGACCCGCCGCCTCTTCGAGACCGATCCCCAGTCCCGCGGCGAGATCGGCGGACGCTTTCAACGCTTTGTCCATTTGGGTCGGGAGGACGTTCCCGACCTGGATCAACAACGCTTCCGCCGCGGTCGTCGCGTCGTCCGAAAACGCCGTCTCGCGTTGCATCGCGTCCGCGAGCTTGTTCATCTGGTCGATCGCGGCTGGTGTCGCGGTCCCCTGGTTTTGCATCGCGACCGTCAGCCGCTTTTGACCGGCTTCCGCTTCCGCGTAACTGTCGAGCGACGACAACAGGAACCCAGAGACCGCGGACAGTCCCGACTTGACGACGTCGATCGCCGCTTGCGCGGTGATATAGCTGGCGGCGAGTTTCCCGAAGGACACGCCGGACTCGTCGGCCGCGGCGGCGTTTTGCTTTTGCGCGGCCTGGAGCGATTTCAGTTCGTTGGAAACTTTCTGGATCGACTCCGGGGCGGTCTGTCCGAGTCGCGCGTACTTCTCGATCGCTTCGTCGAGGACGGCGTTCGCTTTCTTCTGTTCCGACGCCGTAAGCGTTGTCGCGCCGCCGATCGCCTTGATCGCTTCCGCGGTCGCGGTCGCCGCCTTGATCGTCGCCTGTCCGGAGTATGAGACCGCCAGTTTTTGGAGTTGCTGTTGAAGTCCCTTCGCCTCCAGTTCGAGCGGTTTCAACGTCGACACGGCGTCCCGAATGGACGCGTTCCACTTCGAAAAGTCGGCGTTAAAAACGGCGGTCTGAGCCATGGGTTAAATTTCGTGCGGGCGATCGAGGATCTGTTGTGCGCGTTCGAGCATCTGAGCGCGGACCGCGACCGCGGTGTTCTCGAACAGGTGCGGCGACGCCGCGGGCATTCGGCCGCGGTTCGCGTACTTCCGAGTCCCGTCGCGACGCCTCACGGTCCCGTCCTGCCAGATCGGACCGATGCGAGCGCCGACCACGACGTACGCGAGATCGGCGCGTCCCTTCCGAACGCGAATGTCGTCGCGCATATGCTTTCGGCCGGGATGTTCCTTCCGGCCGCGCGGATACCGCCCGATCAATCGCGCCGCCATGTTGTCGGCGGCGGGTTCGATCAATCGGGCGATCTCGCGTTGCATCGCGTCGGACGCCACGACGAGCGCCCGTTGTATGGGTCCCACGTCTAACGGGTCAGACATCGTCTCGCCTTTCACGGTCGCGCCGACGCGCCTCCATCAGTTGATCGACATCGACCGAGTCTTCCTCTTGGGTCGAGTCGTTGATCCAGTCGACGAGTTCCGCGAACACGTCCGCGTCGAGTTCGTCGATGTATTCGAGGGTCCAACCCTTCATATACCGGGCGATTGCGAAACGGGACTGGAGTCGTTCGCGATCGCGGTCGGACCGTTTTTTTCCTTACTCAACGAGTCCTCGAATTTATCGACGGCGTCGTACAACCGTTCGAACACGTCCTCGTCCAAGAGGGACAACACGCGGACACGTTCGTCGAACGGTTTCCCCACGGGAAACTCGATCGGCTTGTCGTCGCCGTTTAGAAGCATCAGATTGACGATCCGAACCGCGGCGGTTGCGATGCGATGTCGGTTTGAGTTGAACTTGAAGATCGTTCGGTCCGCGGTGATCCCGTCGGACGCGTAACTCTCGATATTCGCTTTGTCGCCGATCTTCAGTTTCTCTTTCAGGTCCGCCCATCCGCCGCCGTCAATGTCGACGCGTTGAATTCCCATACCGTCCTCGTCCGCCCGCGGGGACGGGACGTCGCGTCATTGCGACGTCGCGCCCGCGGTACACGCTTCGCCGTTAGCCGACGGGCGATCCGTCGACCTGGAGCAACCAGTTCCCGTTCGCCGAGAAATTCGCCGTCACCTTGATCGCGTCAGAGACGGATCCGGTGTTCGTGAGGTCCAGCCACGCGGGACCCTCGTAATAGAAACCGGGGTCGTCCGTCGACGGCGTGATTCGGATCGAGCAACCGTCGTCCGAGTCCGACGCGTCCATCAACGCGCGGATGTACGCCGTATCGAAAAACCCTTCGATCGATCCGGAGACGTCTTTCAGACCGACGAGGTACGATTTGTTCTGGTCCTGAAAGGACGTGACGTCGACCTTGTCCCGTGTGAACGAGATCGACCAGGAATTGAGCGACCCGATGATCGGGAGCGGCGATCCGCCGACCCCTATCTGGATCTGTCCGTTGCGCCCGTGTCGCTTCGCCATGCCTTGCCCCCACTGGTTGAAACTCCAGGGAGGCAAGGACCGGCGGCGAGACTCTCAGAGTGAGGGACGCCGGGGCGAGCCTGGACGGATGATGCTCCTTCGCGGATGCGAAGGTAGCGGTTTAGTGCTTTCGAGAGACCCTTCGACAACCGGCGGACCTTGTCGTCCGGCGGCGCGTCGTTGACCGCTTGTCGGAGCAACGTCAGCAATTGTCGATACGCCGCGGTTGTCATTGGACCGCCACACGAACCACGACGGTTCGGAGAAACCAGAGGACCCCGTCCGCGAGAAGATCCGCGGGCGGTTGCGCGGTGTTCCGAATGAACTCGACTTGTTCGTACCCGTCGAGCGCGTCCCAGGACGCATCGTCCAGGAGGACGTCGAGCACGATCGACGCGAGTTGATCGACCTCCGCGGTTCCGCGATACGTCGACACGACCGTGACGACGAGATCGACCTGTCGTGCGCCGTTATCGTCGCCGAACTCGACAACCCACGGGATTTCCTCCCCGCCCAGAACCCACGTATACGGCGCGTCGGTCCCTTGCGGAACGTGCGTGTAGACCTTCGCCGCGAGCGGCGAGATCGCGCGGAGGACGTCGACCGCGACGTTGACGACCGCGGGAACTTGGGACCCAGGCATTAGTCCGCCTCGACGCACGTCAATTCGAGGACGCGCCGTTTATGGTCCGGGTCGACGATCCCGATGATCTCGAACGTGACCCCGTCGGCGACGACTTCGATCAACTGTTTGGTATCGACGTCCGGTCGATACGCCATGCTAATCACATGCGTTCCGACCGACTGGATCGCGCCCGCGTTCGACTGTTCGCGACTCGTCAACGGTCGGATCGCCGCGAACGCCGTCACGTACGACGGTTGCGCCGTCGTGTCGTCCGTCTGTCCCCCCGTGCCATCGTCGACGACCGCGGGCGTGATGATCTTCACGAAATCGCGATATTGTCCCGCACTCATGTTTCCTCGCGGTACGGAAAACTGAGGACGCGCGGTCGCCAGTCGGGACCGCGAGCGGCGACGAGCGTTCGAACGCGAGCGTCTTCGGGTTGTTTCCGCTTGTATCGAATGGTTGAGGCATCGTCGACGTACTCGTACCGAATCAACGGGTCGGTCAACAAACAGATCGTCGCGTACCGTCCGATCTCCCGCCGGAACACGCCGTCGGTCCCATAGTGACCGGACAACGCTTCGTCGTACCCGCCGATCTGCCAGAAGAGATCCCGCGCGACGAGGAAACTCGCGGAATGCGGCGGGATGATCTCGCCCGTGTGTTCCCGTCGGCCGAACGCGTACACGACGTCGGGGTCGTGAACGCTCCAGGCGATCGACTGGAACGTCGCCTCCGGGACGACGTGATCCATGTCGGTGAGCAACAACCAGCGGTCCGTCGCATGATGCGCCCCGATGTTCCGCGCCGCGAGCCAGTTCCAGCGAACATCCACGTCGATACGAAAGAGCCGCAACCAGTCCGGCCAGCCCATTGACTCGACCACGTCTCGCGCGGGATGCGCGGGCGATCCGTCGTCGACGACGATCACGCGGAGGAACGCGCGACTCGACGCGGTCCAGTCCGCCCACCGTCCGAGTTGCGCCCGGAAAAAATTCGGGTGTTCGTAGTACGGCACGACGATCGTAATCCGCTTGGGAACCGCCGCTCGCGGCGGGCGCACGGTCGCGAGGTCCCGACACCAGAGCGCCATCTATTGCCACCGTTCCGCGAACCAGGGAAACAACTTCGCCGCGTCCGCGTTTTTCGGGACCTTCGCGAGAATGACTTTCGCGTCGCCGAACGGCGGACCCGCGACCGCGGACAACCGCGGACACCAGGACGACGGAAAGAGATCCGCGGACGTGACCTGTTCGCCGATCCAGTCCTGGTCCCCCCAGAGTCGCGCGGCGACTTGCGGCGTCCACTTGTCGAACAACCGATGTTGCGTCGCCGGATTCCAGACCATGACCGACGAGTTGTACCGATGCACGGTCGCGAGTCCGTCTTTCCCCTCGAACGTCCCCCCCGGTTCGACCAGCGCGAACGACGACTGGACGTCGACGATCGGATCGAGCGGCGCAACGACCAGCGAGTCGAGGTCGAGGTACAGCATCCGATCGCTGAACCCGTGTCGGCGGTTGAATAGTTCGACCTTCGCCCACCAGCCGAACCCCGCGGGCGTCGCGATCGGGACCGTCTCGATCCCCGCCGGAATCAACCAGGGTTGATCCGTCAGACAGACGAACCGATGCGGGCGGGACAGGTGCCGCGCGACCATCCGTTGTAACGTCGCCACGTACGTGACGGTGTACGGGACCCGCCCGCGAACCCAGACACACGCGACGGTTAACATACGCGCCTCGCGACCGCGTATTCCCGATGGGACAGGACCGCGATCCGTTCGACGGCGTATCCCCGGAGGTCCTCGACCGCGGCGCGAACGCCGGGGTTCTGGAGATCATCGAAGATCGTCAGATCGGCGGTCCGTTGCGAGTGCGTCAGCCACTCGGCTTCCGTTTTGACGGTCGGATAATCATGTTTCCCGTCGACGAACGCGACATGGACTCGCGCGTTGTGGAGTCGCAACCAGTCGCGCCCGGTCCCCTGGACCCAGTCGATTTCCCGCGCTTCCGGCCATGGTTGAACGAACTCCGCGAGCGTCAACCAGGACCCGTCCGTCTCCGCGATGCTGTTCCGTTGGACCCGCGCCGCGGGGTCGATGACATCGACCGAGATCACGCGATGCGGAACCCGCGCGTCGAGCGCCGCCCACTTGAGACAGAGCGCCGAAAATCCCTTCGCGGTCCCAATATCAAGGATCGTGATCGGCTCCGATGCGGAGAACGGGCGATCGGCACAGTACCGCCGGACCGCCGCGTACAGGACGCGTCCGTGTTGCCAGTTCGGCGGATGGACCTTGATCGGACACGCCAGTCGCGCCGCTGCCGCTTCCAGGCGGTCGCGGTCCAGCGCGAACCCCATCCGGTCCTCGAACGCATCGATCGTCGGATAGACGCTCGCGCGTTCGGTCTGGAACGTGAGCGCGTATTGTTGCGGCGTCATGGTTGACCCCGCGGGATAAACACTTCGTCCGATCGGAACACATGCGCCCGGTCGTACCCGAGTGCGGCGATAAACGACCGAACCTCGTCCGCCGTCACGCCGACCGCGTCCAGGGACTTGTTAATTTCGATCGCGAGGATCGGACGACAGCGGGTGATCGTGTTCACGCCGCCGCGGAGCGCCGCGAGTTCGCCGCCTTCGAGGTCGAGGTACACGAGGTCGCACACGGGAAACTGAAAGTCGTCGATCCGGAGCGTCGGGATCGTTCCCGCGCCCGCGACATGGGTCAGTCCGCTATGCGACGGCCAGTGTGATCCGTCGCGGCGTTCGTGCGACAGGGACACGAACGCGGGTCCGGCCCCGAGTGCGGCCTGATACCGGAACACGTTCCGCTCCGGAGCGTTCAAGGTGAGGAACAGAAACGATTCCGGATCCGGTTCGAACGTATAGACCGCCTCGAACGCTTGCGCGAGGAACTTCGGCCAGACGCCCAGATGTCCGCCCGCCTGGACCGCGACCCGCCGCGCCGGGGTCAGCATGACGACCCGATCGAGGACGTCGAGGTCCCGCATCGCATAGCGGAGTCCGACCGGATCGCCATGGAACTTCATCGGTAGTTGTCCCGAACCCAGTCGATCGTTTGCGCGGCGTAACTCCAGGGATCGATCCGTCCATGAAACGACACGAGTCGCGCGTCCGGCGGGAGCTGGTTCCCGTTCGGCGTGATATGGACGCGGTACGAATAGACGCCGTCTTTCCGACCGAACGTCGCTTCGCCGGGTCCGAGCACATGCGAGATCCAGCCCTGGTCCGACCCGAACCGCCCCGCGCGGAGTGCGTCGCGCGGCGACGTCCGCGGATTGAACGTCGTCCAGACCTTCGAACGGACGCCCGCCGACATCAGGATCAACGACCCGTTGTACCAACTCCGCGGGTCGGTCTCGCCCCACATGACGAACGGTTCGGTCCGATTGAAGATCGGCGCGAGGTCCCCGACGACGACCGTGTCCAGGTCGATCGCGACGAACCGGTCCCCCAGGAGATCCCGGATCGCGGGATCGAACAGTTTCAACCGGCGATAACAACTCGGATTCCCGCCGCCGTGCGGACTCGGAATCGCCGCGTGATCGGTCCAGAGCGGGATCGTCTCGACGCGGTCGAGTCCCGTCGCGTCGTCCGTGATACAGACGAACCGATGCGGGGTCCGATAGTGCCGCGCGATCATGCGTTGCAACGTCAACACTTGTTCCGGTCCGAAGACCGACCGATACGTCGCGCCGCCGTACGGTTTCCATTTGAAACAGACGACCGTTAGCATTTCCGCTCCGGGGTCCGCTCGCGTCCGACATGATTCGCGACGTTATGCGTCACGCGGACGGTCAGTCGATCCGACTCGTATCCGATGCGCCGATGATGCGCGACGAGTTCGTCGGTCCGGGTGATCGCGGGTTGTGCGGACCAGTGAATCCGCCCGATCTGCGATCCCGGCCGATACGTTCGCCACACGACCGGTTGACGTCCCTGTTTATGGAACGTCAGACACGGTTCGCGCCGGTCGCCGTCCTTGTACCGCCCGTACAGCCGCAAGCAATAGACGCGACGGTCGCTCGCGACGTGCCGGAACAGACTCCACGGGAACGGGCGGACCGTTTCGATGTCGTTTTCGAGAAACAGGATCCAGGACGGGTTCGTCGCCGCCGCCGCATCAATCAACGCCCGCCGAACCGGGAGCATTCCGAACCGCGTCAGCGTTTTGGCGACGGTGCGGAACCCATACGACGCGACCAGCTCCGCGACGCGCGAGTCCGTCGACGCGTCGTCGCCATGGAACAACCGGAACAGACGGAGATCGTTATGTGCCGCGAACGTCGTCAACGTCCGGGCGGTCAACTCGTACCGATCACACGTTTGCAAACACAGCGCGATCACGGTCGAGGACCTCCGCAAGCGGACGACACGGAAAACACTCCAGGCGCGTCGAGCGGGAACAGTTGACGACCTCGATCCCGGCGGTCGTCAGCGGGTCGACCATGGTTGCGAGGTACTTCCGAAACATTTCGTACGGCGATCGATGTTGAACCGGTTTCGTCTCGAAAAAATGGTGTCGCCCCTGGACGGGACCCATGTCGTACCCGAGCAACACGATCCGCCCCGCGCCCAGATGGACCGCCAGATTGATCGCCGCCGATCCGGAGTTGTGACCCGTGCGCAAACAGTCGGGCGTAAAGTCGACGCCGCGTTCGCCCGTGTTTTTGAGCGTGACGACGTTCGGCCAGCGTTGCCGCTCCAGGCGGAACATACTCGCGGACACCTTGTACCGGGGACCCTCGAACGTGCCGCGATAGTTCGACCACCAGGACGCGTCACTCGAATAGAGAACCGCGGCCCATGGCGCAAGCCGAACCGCGTCGTTGATCGCGATGACGACCCCGAGGTCCCGGACCGCCTCGACGTCCTCGCGGGTCAACGACGGTCCCGGCGCGAGACAGACGACGGTTCCGCCCTCCGTCAGCCGCGGGATCATGAGACCGCCGGATCGCGTAACCGATACAACAACGCGGTGACGCGGGTCGGGAGCATCCCGTATTCCGGCGTCGCGGCGGCGGACTGACTCGCGTCGTCGTCGCCGCGGAACCGATAGAGATCCGCGAACTCCATCAGGACGGCGGCGCGAACCTCGCGCGGCGCGGTGTCCGCGGTCCATCCCGCGACCGTCGCGGTCCAGGCGGCGTTATCGTCGCGACGTTGCGCCACGTATCCCAGGACGACGCGTTCGGCTTCGTCGAGGATCTGTTGCAACATCGCATCGTTCGCCGTGATATCGAGCGGGAGCGCGAGTCGTTGTTTCGCGTCACGCAACGTCACCAGGATCGCCATTAGCTATAGCCTCGACCGCCGGGATCGCCTTTGGGACCGATCGGTCCCGGCGGGCCTTGAATGCTTTGACCCTCGCGGCCATCCGCGCCGCGCTTGACTGCCAATTGCCACGCTTTGCGATCGCCCGTCGGTTCGCCTGGACGCGTCCCGGTCGACACCAGACACAGCCAGAGGGACCCGCCGTAAGTGACGTTCTCTCCGGGTTCATACGTCCGTCCCGCCTTCCAGACCCCGCAATAGACGAGACCGCGCATCCGTCCGCCCTCGACCGGCGTCCCGTCCTTCCAGGTCCATTCCATCGATCCGTCGTCAGTCGGGACGAGTTTCAGATTCCCGACCGTCGCGTCGCGTCCGTCCTTCCCGTTCACGCCGTCCAGCCCGCGGTCGCCGGGGAGTCCGCGATCGCCGGGGACGCCGGGGAGTCCGTCGCGTCCGTCGCGTCCGGGCGGTCCGGGGTCCCCTTGCGGTCCCCGCTCCCCCGGTGCGCCGTCCTTCGGAATCGGGATCGCCGCCAGTGCCGCGGCGACGGCGGCGTCGACGACCGTGTCGATCGCGCGGAGCGTCTCGACGACGCTATCGACGCGATCGCGGAGTTCGTCCAACGCGACGGGGTCGACGTCCCGTCCGGGCGGTCCCGCGGGTCCAGGAGCGCCGTCGACGCCGTCCCGCGGACGCGGTTGTGATTCGAGCGCCGCGATCCGCGACGCGAGTTTGTCCCCGACCGCTTTCACGGTCGCGAACACTTCATCGATCAAGGTTTCAAGCGACGTCGTACGCATGGAGTAACGCCCCCGTTTTGACGCGCCAGTCGTCGAGGACCTTCGCGGGAATGTCGTCCGGCGGTTGATCCGCGGACGTCGACGCCGGGAGTTGCGGCGGGTTCGCCGCTTGCGCCGCGAGTTGCGGCGGGATCGGCGGCGGGTTCGTCGCGTCCTCGATCTGTTTCTCGTCGCGGGCGCTTAACGCTTCGAGGGAATAGTTCTGTTGTTGCATGTACGGCGTGTTCCCCCCAGTGACGGGTCCGAGACCGAAAAACTTTTTCCGGGCTTCGTTCGGGGAGACCGCGCCCGATCCGATCGAGTCCGCCGCCGCCTTGACGCGGGTCGGCGTGTCCATGCGAATCAGATCGTCGAGGTCGAATTCCGTTCCGAGGACTTGCGGGGATCGATCGGCGAGTGCCAGTCCTTCGTCGAGTAGGACTTCGATCGACTCAATGTGCGTTTGCAAACACTGGGAGTAGTACTGTTGATCGAGCGCCTCAATGTTGTTGTAGTTCGGCGGCGGACCGACGTTGATTTTGTACGGCGGAACGTGAAACGCGATACAGACGTTCTCCGCGGTCCATTTGAGTTGTTCGATCAATTGCGCATCGACGGCGGTCATGGTCATTTGTTCGAACTTGAGTCCGTCCCCCAGGACCGCGACTTTCCCGACGTTCGATCCGGTGAAATTGTCGGACCAGTAGTCTTTCAGCCGGTCCGCGGTGTCCTGGTTGATATGTCCGGGCGCGGTCAACACGCCGCCGGGATTCGATCCGTTCCCGAAAAAGATCGCGGAGTTGTCCTGGATCCGGAGACCTTGGATCGCGGACACGCCGCAGGCCGTGATCGGCGACACGCCGCACAGCGGATGCCAGAGACAGTTCATCCGGTCGTGAATGATTTCGCTCGCGGGGATCGCGGGATCGCCGTCCGGGAGTTCCGACAACGTGTCCGCACTCACGCTATAAAACACTTCGCCGTTCGGCGCGACGAGCGGTTGTACCCGCCCGGAGTCGAGGACGTACAGGTCCGTCACGACGCCGCGTTGATCGCGTTGTTTCAGAACGTACGTATTCCCGTACTCGAGTTTCGCGGTAATCCACTGTTCGAGAAACTGAATCCGGGATTGAAAGTGATTCGGTTTCCGGAGGACCGGCGAGTACGCGGGGTTCTCGACTTCGGTCCAGATCCCGTCCCCGTCGTTCTCGACGAGTCGGATCCGAAGTTTCCCGATGTCGGACGCGATCAACGTGACGCACGCATAGACCGCCGCGTACGTCAGAACGTTATCGAGTCGAACGTCCGTATTCGTTTGCCACGCGCCCGGAAAGGATTCCCGGATGATCGGGTACCAGCCCCCGCGCGAGGACGGGACCGATTGAAGCGTCGAGCGTGTCGCCTTCGTGCGTGTGATCTCGAACCCGAGCAATCGCATTCATTCATCGGCCGCGAGGTCGCGACGGCGGTACCGTCGTCGCGTCGGGACCGCCTCCGTGTGTCGCGCCTTTGCTCGCGCGGTCGCGTCCGTATCGGTACTGAGTGCGACTTTTCCTTGATACCGGAGCGCCGCGGCGTCCTCGACGGGAAGTGTCAGCGGTTCCCCGGTCGGAATGAACCGCCCGCGATATACACAGTCGTCGAGCGCCGTTACCGTGATCATCCGCATAGAGGAAAACGGGCGTCGGACGGAGACCCAGACCCGCGTCCGACGCCGTGAGACGGGGATCGAGTTACGCGGGACTGCCGACGTTGCCCCAGTTGACGTCGTCCATATAGACGACCGACCCGGACCGCGCCTTCGCCCAGTTGATAAACCGTTCCGCGCGGAGCGCGATACTGTTCGTCTGGAACATCGACACGACCGACGTCGCGGTCCCCGTTACGGAATTCATCGTCGGGGTATCGCTCATTTGGAGCGACGCTTCGCGCGACGCGTCGAGCGTGACCGCGCCGTCGTCCGCGAGGAACACGTCTTTCGCGTTGACCGCGATCACGAGGTTGCCCGCGCCGCTGGAGTTCGCCGCGTATTGCGTCGGAACCACGGTGATCCCGAGCAACGTCCCGCCGCCCGCCGAAATGTTCGGGAACGCCGCCTGTCCGAACGCGTTAACCATCAACGACAATTGCATCGCGAGCGTCTCCGGCAGAATCAGAACGAGATTCGAGACGTTCTGATTCGCGGCGACGTAGTGGTTGATCAACGTCGCGATGTCGGTCCGGACGTTGTCCGCGGACGTTCCGGCGGAGGTCAACGGGACGAGTCCGTTCGTCAGACTCGCGGGACTGACGCCGGTAACGGCGGCGTGTGCGGGATCGATCAAGTCGATATCGATCCGTTCGATCAACGCGGCGGCGAGTCCGTCGCGAACGAGCGTCTCCGCGGACGGGGACGAGAACCGCGCGAGTTCTTCCGTGATGACGGAGATCGCCGCGACTTTCGTAAACCCGAGGGACGTCGCGTTGAACGCGAAACTCGTCAGCGGTTTAGCCGCGCCCTGTCCGACCCAGTACCCGTTCCCGCCGCTGGTCTGTCCGTTGACCCGGACGTTGAACGGGACCCGCTGAAACGGGACGCGTCCAATGAGGGACCGCGGGCGAAGGAACTCGATAAATTCCGACGCGAGCGTCGTCGGGTACACGAGCGGATTCGCCCAGACCGCGTCGGTCGTGGTACCCGCGGGGACGTTGCCTTTCATTTGCAACGCCAGATGCAATTCGCGATCGTCCGGATAATGCGTTTTCGCGAGATCGATCGGCGAGATCCGATCGAACTCCGATCGCACCTTACAGATCGCGAGTCGCGCGAACCCGATGCCCGGTTCGCGGTTCTGTTTGACCGTGATCACGGGTGCGGCGGTCCGGGACTCGCGGCCCTGGTCCGGTGTCGCGCCACTCACGGGACGCGCCGCGGCCTTGTTCACGGATTCGAGCGTTTCGAGTCGCGCGAGATGCTTGTCGATCTCCGCGACTTCCCGTTCGAGACTGTCGAACGCGTCCTGTGCGTCCGGATCGAGGGTCGATCCCTCGTCTTCCCCGGACATCAGTTCGTTCATTTTCGCGACTTTGGCTTCCTTTTCCGTGACGAACGCCGCTTTTCGTTCCGTGCTGGTCTTCATCGTGTGGGCCTGGAGCGTGACGCGCACGCGTGACCCGGAATCGCCCGGAGGGTGTGACCCGCCATCGGGACCAGACGCGGTTCGATGCGCGGAAACTAGGGATTTGATCGTCGCGATCGTCGCGTCCTGGTGTGCCGGGACACTGACGAGCGAGAGTTCGAGAATTTCAAAATCGGTGAAGCGAAGTCCGTTCGACTTTTTGATCCGTTCGACGCCGGTCGCCGATGGACGGAATCCAATCGAGACGCCGCGAATCAGTCCGGCCTTGACCGAACTCCACGCCTCTTCGATCCGTGTGCGGAGCGACGGGGACTCGATCGTCGCCGGATCGGGGAACGACGCCTGGAACGTGATCGCGTCCCCGACGGTGTTCAGGGACGCGTGTCCGACGGGGAGCGTCGCGTTATGGTGCAACAGGAGCGGAATCGAGGACGCGAACGTCGCGCCACTAGGAACGACGACGTCGCCGAGACGGTCCGGCGTCAACGTCGACGCGATTCCGGTAATGATGCGCTGGTCGAGATCAAACGACTTGATCGTGAGACCCGAATACGCGCGGTTCATATCTGGTCCGTCGACGGTAGAACCGGCGGACCGCGAGGACCGTTGTTTGAACAGAAAACTAGTCCGGCGGCGGGTCGTCCTCCAATTGAAGCAACACGATCCGATTGACCAGTCGCGAGACCGACACGTCCCGCGCGGTTGCCATCCGGACGAGTCGATCGTGAACGGCGGTCGGGACCCAGGCGGTGATCTGGGAGTGCGGGACGGCGGCGCGGGGACGCCCGCCGACGGATTTCCGGTCGGACGCGACCTCACGGGACGGAGGCATGGGTCATTACCTCGACAAAATCATCAGTTGATATTCCGGCGGCGCGGTCGCGCGGTTGCGGTCTTTCAGATCAACCGCCATGACCAGCGCGACGACGCCGTCGATCCGTTCGGTCGAGAGACGTTTCGAGACCTTTTGATTCCCGGCGGCGTCCTGTTCGATCGCGACGTTCGACACGTTCCAGCGGAGGACCGGGTGTCCGGCGTGACGGAGTTCGCGGTTCAGGATGGAACGTTCGAGGGACTTCGTCGGCGCACTCAACGACGCGAACCCTTGCCGGATCGGGACGCATGGGAACCCGTCCTGATTCGTCAGTCGCGAGACGAGGTCGGTCGCGTTCCAGGGATCGAACGCGATTTCCTGGATCACGAACTCCGTCGACCAGGACTGGAGCGTCGACCGGACGACCTCGTAATCGACCGTCGCGCCCGCGGTCGCGGTCAACACGCCGTCGCGAACCCATTGATCGTACGGAACCCGATCGCGTGCGGCGCGGTCCGCGATGCGGTCGCGCGGGACGAAAAACGCCGGGAGGACCTCGAACCCGTCGTCGGACGGAAACACGGCGACGAGCGCCGTCAGATCCGTTGTCGTCGACAGGTCCATCCCGACATAGCATCGTCGGCCGCGGAGCGCCGCCCGGTCGATCGGCCGGTGACACGCGTCCCAGGACTCCAGGCCGATCCAGCGGGACGCCTGTTCGGTCCACTGGTTCAGGTACAACCGGCGGAACGTGTTTTCCTGTGCGGGGATTTCCTTCGCTCGCGCACACGCGATCCGCATCTCGTCGAGACTCCGAAAGTCCCCGAGTGCGGGATTCGCTTTTTTCCACACGCCTTCATCGGTCCAGTCGTCGCGATCGCCCGCCTCATAAATGACGGGAAGGAACGTCGGGTCGATGTCGGGACGCTCCGCGACCTTTTTCGCATACGCGTACAACTCCCAGAGGATCGAATGTCGGTCGTATCCCGCGGTCGATACGCCGAACATCAACGGTTGTTGTCGCCCGCCTTGCGAGGTCGCGAGCACGTCCCAGAGGTCGCGGTTCGGTGCGCAATGCAATTCGTCGTAAATGACGACCGACGCGTTGAACCCGTGTTTCGAATACGCCTCCGCGGAGATCGCCCGACAGAACGATCCGCTCCGCATATGGACGATCCGTTTCTGGGATTCGACGAGGGTACATTCCGCGCGGAGGACGGGGTCCGCCTTGATCATCGCGGCGATCGCCTGAAACACTTTCCCGGCTTGATCGCGGTCGGCCGCGGCGAGATAGATTTCCCCTTGCGCGGTGTCGAACAACAGACAGTAGAGCGCGATCGCCGCGCATAACTCCGTCTTCCCGTTCTTCCGCGGGAGCATCAACAAACACGTTCGGTACTGGCGGAGTCCGGTCGGTCCCCGCTTGAACAGAGACCGAATCATCCGCGTTTGCCAGGGACGCAACTCGAACGGGCGTCCCGCGTAGTCGCCGGTATGGGTAAAGCGAGAGATAACCGCGATCGCGTGCGCCGCGGTCCCCGGTGTCGGAGCGGCCATAGTCCTTCCCTGTTGACGACCAGGGAGGACAGTCGCGACCGCGACCGCGAGCCTAGTACGACGTGTCGCGTGTTAGGACGACCCGAGCAACCCCGCCCATTTCGATTCGTCGGCGGAGCTGGTGTCGGGCGGGACCTGGACTCGCGCACGCGATACGGGAGTCAGGCCCAGTTCGGAATCGATCTTCGTCAATAACATCAGGGTCCGATTCGCCAATTGCCGCGGGTGATTCGGACTCGGCTTTTCGTACCGGACGAGCGCGACGAGTTGTTCGTGTTTCGCCGCGTCGTCGAGTTGCGCCCGCCACGTCGCCCAGAGGACGCAATGCGCGATCGCCATGACCCGATCCGCGGACGTGACCTGTCGCCGCAAAATCGCCGGGACGATCGTTCGCCGCCATTCCGCGATCGCGTCCTCCGCGGTCAACTCGACCGGGACGTCCGCCGGAATCGGATCCGGAACCGGTTCGGCCCGATTGATCTTCCGCTTCCCCGGATTCCCCCTCAGTACCCGTAACGCCGTCGGGACTGGTTTTCGACCCCGCATACTCGCTTACCTCAACTGTCCGGAACCGATGCGCGACCCTCTTCGGACCGGAACGTAATACCGCGGACACTTGCGCGAGACCCAGGGACGGTTCGGGCAGGAACGCGCCAAAACATTTTTAGGCCCCCCGGTCGGTCGATTGACGCTGACCCCGAGCCTCCGACCGATCGTCGCGTGTGCGCCTTCCCTTGCGGTCCAGGACGGCGTCCTGTCTATCTGGTCATGTTCCACGGGGAACGACGCTTCGTGCGAACGAGTGCGAATGTTCCCGACTATGCGGTCCATATGTCCGAGAGGTCCGACTGTCCGGGTGAGTCCTCCGCGTACAGGGGGAGCGCCGCTTGTGAGAGTCGCCCGATTGCGACATCGCAATACTTCCGCTCCAGGTCGATGCCGATGGCCCGACGTCCGAGTCGCTTCGCCGCAACGAGGGTCGTCCCCGATCCCATGAACGGGTCGAGAATCAGATCGCCGGGGTCCGTGAATAACGCCACGAGTTCCAGCATCAACGGTTCAGGCTTCGGACACGGATGTTCCGGGCGTGTCCCACGGTTGACGAACCCGCCTTTGACGACGCCGCATGACCAGAGCGCCGGACGTCCGCCGCCGTTCCAGCGGAGTTTCCGATCCGGACGATGCACGATCGTACAGGGTTCGAATCCGACGGACGGGCGGTCCCCGCTGAATTGCGGCATCGGATCCGTTTTGACCCAGGCCCCTGTCCGCACGTACCGGAGTCCCGCGCGTTCGAGCGCGATCCGCCAGTCGCCCGTCGATTCCGCATCCGAGAAAACGAGCGACCAGCGATCGACGAGTCGGGCGATCTCGGTTGCGATGACCGATCGGAGATGGTCGTCCATGACCCCGATCGCGCCGACCGCTAACTGTTCGAGTGCGACACTTCCGCCGCTTTGGTGATTCCGTTGATCGGCCCGACGGTAGACGTCCCGCGCGTACGGCGGGTCGGTCAACACATGGTCGACGGCGTCGAGGGACAACAACACGTCCCGACAGTCCCCGCAATAGATCGTGATTCCGTCCTGGTCGTAATACCGATCCATTTACTTTCCTGTCCGGTCCCGGAGTTCGGATCGTGTTTTGACCCCGTGACAGTGAAAACAAAGCGCCTGGAGATTCGCTTCGTTGAACATCAGCGTTTCGTCGCCCCGATGCGGGACGATATGGTCGACAACGTCGGTCGTCAGCGTACAGGCGGCGTCCATGGTCGGATTCGTACAGAACGGGTGCGCCGTCCGGAACCGATCGCGGAGTGCGATCCAGCGCGATCCGGTGTACGCGGTCGGTCCGCGTTTGTATCGCGCGTACCACGCCTGGACCGGTTTCGCATGTTCCGGACAACGTCCCGCTTTCACCTTCCGCGAACATCCGGGCGCGAGACAGTACGGCACTATCCGCCGCCGCCCCAACCGGGAACGATGTCCCAATGATCCGGTTCGCGTTTGTTCGGGTAGTACCCGACGGTGTTCCCGCTATCGGTGATCTTGAACCGTACGCGGTAGTGACCGATCGGAAGTCGATCGATCGCCGTGACGGACACCGTTCCCGCCGCGCGATCGAGCCAGTCGGCGTCCGGAACCGGCGCGACCGGCGTTCCCGTCTCCGTCCACACGTCGAGCGTCACCGTTAACGCCGTACCGTTACTGGCCTGTCCGTTGTCCAGTAACTTGAACGTTTGCGGTTCGGTCGTGCCGAACGGGATTTCGTACGCTTCCATAACGCGCCTCCCTTTACGTGACCGTGAACAGGGAGGTCCCGAAATCGACCGTAAACACGTCGGACGACTGGAGCGTGATCGCCGCGCCGTAATCCCAGAACCCGACCAGCGGATCGAGCGGGGAGGTTGGCGTGTCGTTGAACAAGATCGCGTACCGGAACGGACCGACCGCGCCGGATGCCGTGATCACGACGTCGGTCCCGACGATCGAGGTCACGCCGCCCGATCGCGAGACGACGTTTTGCGAATCTTGCGGACCGGTGTACCCGTTGCCGGTCGAAATCTCCGCGATGTCCGATTTCAGCGAATGCGTCGCCGCGTTCGGTGTCGCGTTCGTCAGATAGACGGACAACGTGTCGGTGTCGAGGTTGTGAACTTTTTTCGACAAGTCCTCCGAAAACTTCTCGAACTTCGTGAATGCTGAAACCGGCATAGTGACCCCTCATGATCTGACCCGTCAGATCGCGCGAGTGGAACGCGTCGGCGAGACCGCGCCCGTTGATCGCGTCGGAGTCACGCGTCCGACCGTTCTGGTCGGCGTGAGAGCGACGATCGTCGTGTTGTGAATATCGACCTCGACTCCGCCATGTAGACGGAGGTTGACCGGCGTTCCCGTCACGAGGATTTCGCCGGTCGACGCGTCCAGGACGTAGCCGTACACCAGTCCGGCGTCGGTCCCGAGGACGACGACCGATCCGGGGTCGAGACTGAACGTCCGCGCGAGTTTCACGATCGCGGGCGTCCCCGTGAGCGCGACGGATCCCGGATCGACATGGAACACGCGCGACCAGGGGAACGCCGCGGCGGTTCCGGACACGACGACCGATCCTGATGTGGCAGTCAAGATCCGCCCGTGAGCCAGTCCCGCCGCGACGCCGGACACCAGGACCGATCCCGGTGTTGCCAGGGTGACGCGTGCGACCTTTGGGAGCGCCGCGGTTCCGGCGATCGTGACGAACCCCGCATCGGCCGCGATCGCGCGTGCGGATTTCACCGTCGCCGCCGTCCCGGACACCAGGACCGATCCCGGCGACGCAACCGTCCGTCGACTGACCTTCGGGACGGCGGCGGTCCCAGTAACCAACACGGAACCCGTCGCGGCCTGAATTAGTCGCGCCGTTTTCGCTACCGCCGCCGTCCCGGTCAACGTGATCGCGCCGGGGGATGCCGTGAGAACCAGTCCGCCGATCGTCCATTTCGGCGTTACCGTGTACGTGTCGAGCGGTACGCCCGCGACGTACACGCGGAACTCGTAAAAATCCGTATTGACCGCGGGCGCTTGCGCCGCGAGCGACCATTCGAGTTCGGTGTATCCGTTGTTCCCGAGGTCGATCGCGTCCACGCCGTTCTCGTCGTCCCACATGCGGCCCGTCGTGAACGCGCCGCCGGTAAATTCGCGGTACGACGTCGCGATCTCCGTCGCCGTCAACGCACGGTCGTACACGCGGAGGTCGTCGACCGCGCCGGTGAGGAAAAATCCCCCGCCCGCATACGCGCCGACGGCCTGGAGATGGAGATCGTCATTCGACGCGAGCGTTTGCGTCGTCCCGATCTGGACGCCGTTTTTGTAGAACGTGACGGACGTCCCGGATCGCACGATCGAGAACCGCATCCACGTTTCGTCCGGACTCAGTCCGCCGTGTGCGACGGTGACGAAATTCGTTCCGCCGGTCGAATAGTAAATGTTCGTCTGGTCGATGTACGGCGCGTATCCCGCGGTCGACGTATTCCCCACGACGACGGCATCCGACCCAGGCCCGCCCGCCCACATGACGCCGACCGACACGGTATGCGTCCGATAGATCGTCGTCCGCCCCGCCGCGAACAGAGCGGCCATAAAGTCGCCGCCGTAGTCGCCATAATCGCCCGACGCAAACGCGACCGCGGATCCGAGTGCGCCGGTCCGCCAAGTGAAATTCCCAGACGGCGCCCCCGAGACAAACCGGACCAACTGTTGTCCGGTGAGGACGCCGCCCGTCACGGCGGCGGCGTTCCCGGTGTTTTCGTCGAACGTGACCCGGAATACGTAGTCGGTCGGGAGCGGCGTCAATTGCGCGGTCGTCGCTTCGCCGCCGGACGCCACGTTCGAGGACGGCGCGATGTAGAGCGGCCACACGACCGACGTCGCCCGGATGCGGAGGACGAACCCCGGACCGCGCGTGTTCGTCGTCGTGCCGCCCGCGGTCGCCGTGATCGTCGGGGCGGTCGACCCCGATCCCGCGGTCGCGAGTACGTTCGCCATCCATCCGCCGAGTTGATTCCCGGATGCGGAGTCGAATTCGAAAATTTCATTGACCGCGCCGAACGTCGTTCCGCTTTGCGTGATCGCTTCCGCGGAAAACTGGGACGGCGTCGATACGTCGGTCGGAATCGCTTGTCCGAAGACGAGAAAGTCCCCGGCCTGGATCGTCACGCCCGCGTCGGTCGTGAGATTGATATTCCCCGCCGCGGTGTCCTTCCCGACACTCGCGGAGTACGACAACGTGTTGATATCGGCACAATCCACGGAGAACATCCGGGCTTGCGTAATGTTGTTGTCCGTCAGAGTGAATGTGACCGATCCCGTTTCGGCGCCTGTCACCGTGTCTTTCGTAAAGACGAACAGGTTCATGTTCCCGACGTCCGCGCCGGTCGTGGATCCGTAGCCTCCGGTATCGCCGTCGTTCGCGCCGGTCTTCGAACACTGGAGCGTCCAGCCGGACGGCGTCGAGCAACCGCCGCCGTTCGCGGTCGTCGGCTTTTGCATGAGGACGACGACGAGTGCGGAGTTCGCGTTGTAGCCGGTCGGATACGCGGGCGCGATCGACGTCGTCGTCGACGCGAGGTTTGTACTCAGGTTGCCGAGCGTGAGGGTACCGGGCGTCGTTTGTGCGCCGACGGGAACCGCGGTGTACGCGCCCGCGCCATTCTTCCGCGCCAGCAACGACGGGACCAGGGACGGCGGATCGCCCGCGGCGGCGATCTGGAATCGGAGTCGGAGGTTCGCCCCGAGCGGGAACGTCGTATCGGCGTCGAGTGCGGCCGAATACGCCGCGCCGGTTTCGCTCCCGTTGTCCGCGCGGAATCGCGTATGCGTTTGCGTGATCGGTGCAACGGTCGTGATCTTTAGAAGGATCGTGACCGAGTACACATTGTTCGACGACCCGCCGTTCGCATACGCGCCGGGGTCCTCACTCCCCGCCGCCGTGAGCGTCTTCGAACAGATCGTACACTTCTGCCCCGTCACGCCGAGCGACCGCCGCGTATACCCGGTCGACGGCGTCGAGCCGCCGGTTCCCGATCCGCCGTACGTAAACCCAATGCCGACGGATTCGTCGTCGACGCCGGTCGCCGTCGCCGCGGGCGGGTTGGCATTCGTTGCCGCCGCCGTTACGACCGTTTGTGCGGACGCGTCGATCGTGAACTGTTTATTGATCGCCGGTCCGACCGAGACGTATTCCCACTCGGATCCCGTGAACGTGCCGGACGCGGTCCAGGACAGGTTCGGCGTCCCGCTCCGCGTTTGCGTGAACACGAGGAAATCGCCGTTCGATCCCGTGCCGCGGAATCGTTGCGTCCAGCCCGCGCCGGGCGTAACGGTCCCGACCCCGCTCGCGGCGGGTCCCGTCAGACAGAGGATTTGGAAGTCGCGATCGGCCGCGGCGGCGGGTTCAGTGAGTCCGAGACTCGCGCCCGATCCCGTGCCGCGTGTACTGGTCCGCCACGTTCCGGCCATGGTCCCTCAACGTCGACGTCGTCGTCGTTCTCGACTCAACGCCGCATCCGGAACCCATTCCGCGAGACCGACGAACCGTCCGTCGTCGTGAAGCTGGATCGGGCATCGTTCCTGTAACCGTCGATCGGTCGTGCGCCAGCCGAACATCGCGGCGACGCACGACCTACAGTACCGCAACATCCCGATCGACCCCTTCGATTCGTACTGGCAACCGCGCGTCCGACATCGAACACTCATCGCGCGATCTGCCGTAATAGGTCGGTCGCTTCGTTGCGCTGCCGCTCCGCGGTGATCATCAACACGAACAACCGTTCGAGGACGGACGCCGCGAGATGCCGCAACTCCGGATTGTCTTTCTCCGCCCGTCGCAACGTGTCCGCCAAGAGTGCGACCGCGGTCGCGAACGCGTCATCAACCGCCCGCAACGCGTCCCGCGACACGTCGTCGGTTTCGTCGGCGAGTTTCAGCCGATCCATTTACCGTCCCTCATGGGTAAACGATTTGGTCTGTTGATCGATCCACCGTCGCACGTCGCCGCGGCGATACATGACGCGCCGTCCGAGTTTCACGAACCGCGGTCCGCCGCCATGCGTCCGCCAGTACTCGAGGGTCCGGGGTGACACGCCGACGACCCGCGTCCCGTTCGCGCGACGCGAGGACAACACGTCCGCGACTTGCTGTTGATCCAGGAGGTCGTCGTCATCGGCCCGAACATCAGCCGGGACCACGATCGGCGGTTCATACGCTCGCGCCATGGTTCAGTAATCCAGTCCGGTGTTGATCGCCGCCTCGAACCCCGCCCCGCCGTCCCGCGCGACCGGACCAACCAAGATCGGATCCGGTCGCGGGAAGTCGCCCGCCGTCGACCGCCAGAGATGCAACGTCGCCGGATGCGCGTTCACGTAATCGCGTTTCCGCGGGTGAAACTGGACGACGACGTCGTCGTCATCCCAGAACGTCGCTTTGATCCAGCACATTTCGTCCCAGGTCGGCGTCCGCACAATGCGACGGCCTTTCCGGAGCTGGAACGCGTGGACACTGACGTGTTCCCATCCCGATCCGTCGCTCGCGATACAAAAAAACATCCACGCATCCCGGATGGTCAAA